GTAAAAGACGTTAATAAAAGCGTAACTAATATGGAAAAAACTAATATTAGAATAGAACTCAACATGCAATCAATTTTAGATACTTATAAAGTCATTAAAAATACAACTATAGGGTTCGTGATCCTAAATATTTTAACAATGATATGGACTTTAAGTAAGAAATAGGGGTGTATGAATGAAAACCAAAGTTAAAATATACATAGTTGCATTTTTAATTATTATTTTAACCACTTTCAATCTCCTATGTTCTACGCATAAAGAAAATATCTACAATGCCACTATAAACGACCTAGACAACGTGTCAGAGATAGGAGAAATATTAAGCAATAGAATATACCTCTATGTTCAAACTAACGATATACAAAGCGTAGACGAGTTAGAAGGGCAGATAGACAATGTAGGTGAAGTTAGATTAAAAGAATTAAAGAAAATATATAAGTAGGAGGATTAACATGAGTTTAGTATCAAAACAATGTGTCGATTTTGTTAAGTCATTTGAAGGGTTTTCCGCTACTGTTTATCGTGATATAGCAAATGTACCTACAATTGGTTACGGAATGACTGGTAAGGAGATAGAAGGGTTAAAGCGTATTACAGAAGAACAAGCAAGTAAGATGTTAGAAAAGTTATTAAATGATAAGTACGCAACACCTATAAAAAAAGATTTAGACGGCAGAAGATTTTCATTAAACCAAAATGAATTTGATGCGTTAGTTTCAATGGCATATAACATAGGTGTAAATGGATTGTTAGGCTCAACACTTTACAAAAATGTACTCCAAGGCATAAAAGATAAAAACATAATTACTAGTAATTTTAGAGCCTGGGATAAGGCAACAGTAAACGGAAAGGTTAAAAGCATAGAAGGATTGTTAAGAAGAAGAACAGAAGAAGCACAGATGTTTTTTAAGCCTATGCCAGTAGAAAAGAAACCTTCATACCAAGAACGTTATGTAAGAGAGTTTCAAAAATTCTACAACACAGTAACAAAGACAACCTCACCTATTGCAGTAGATGGAATATGGGGAATAGAAAGTTTCAAGGCCTTAAATATATTAGAAAGCTTATTGAAAGGAGAATATAAATAATGATTAATAAAAAATGGTTTTTGAGTAAGACAGTATGGGTAAACGTAATAGCTTTAATTGGTGTTATGCTTCAAGCAATATATAACAAAGAAGTTATTCCAGTAGAGTTGCAAGCTACTATAATTTCAGTTATTAATCTGTTTCTAAGAACGATCACAAAAGAAAATATAGTTTGGTAAATTAATTAATCGGTATACTCTTAATCGGGTATACCTTTTTTTATTTTTTGGTTATACTATATTTAGGGGTGATATTATGGAATTTACAATTGAAAATTTAAACATGATTAACAACAGACTAGCCAAAGGTGAGAGTATAAGGACTATAAGTGCAGACTTAAAACTAAACAAGTCTACTATATCAACCACATTCCGTAAGCATGGTTATGTGTTTAGTAAGGAATCTAAACAATTCGACTTAATGCCACCAACTGTCCAAAATGAAAATGTAGCCAACAATATTAGTCTAACCAAAGAAGGCATATTCAATATACCTACTAAGACTAAGATTAAGGTTGTAAACAAGGCTTTTAATGTAGTTATGCGTGAAAGTCTAGCCAGTCAATTAGACAAATTAGCCAAGGAAAAGAATTACAGTAGAAATGAAATTATAAATATAATGTGCGAATATTGTATAAATAATATGAAATAAATTAAGGCTTAGAGCAATTCTAAGCCTTTTTATGTTAATAAGGAACTTCTTCTATAACCTCTACAAGCATTTTATAATTCTTTAGTTGTTCTGTTTCATATTCTGCCATAAGCCTATCCAGCAACGCTTCATTAACATACTTTGCTATATCCTCATAGTTATTATTAATAGGTTCTACCGCTTCAAGAGTTACTTTTAAATTTACTGACTTCATTTATACCGCTCCTTTTAATTTGGTTATAGTATAATATATGTAAAAAAGTGCATAAGTGTGCATAGCAAAATATATTATTAATTACTATTGACTAATATTGAATAATTGCATATAATACTATTAAAGGGGTGATATATATGAGTAAACTTTTAAAAACTAAAGAATTAGCGGAAATGTTTAGTGTACATCCTACCACTATTAATAGATGGAGGAAAGAAGCTAATCCAGTGCCATTTATCTTGTTAGGCAAAAACGTAAGGTTTGATTTAGAAAAAGTGATTCAATGGCTAGAAGATAAAAAGGAGGGTAAAAAGTAATATGTTTATGTTAAAAATACAAGTTGATGGCAATGCTGAAAATGACTTATTGTTTACTGATTTTGAAGATGCTATTGAAATGCTTAATTTTATTAAAGTATTTAAAGGACATTGTAAAACTGTTTGCGAATACAATATTGCTGATAGTGAAATTTACGAATAATTTTAAAATCAATTACACATTTCGTTTAAAAGGGTGTTATAATGAAAATACCAAAGCAAAAAAAGAAAAATAGCAGATGTGGTTATCTGCTAAATGTGAAGTATTAAATTCTTAAGTAATCACTTACTTATAGTATATACCATATAGATCTAGAAATATACAAGAATTTATTACTTCTAAAAGAAATTTTAGGAGGAATGTTCAATGAACAAATTAAAAAGAGTAGTTATAAAAGAAGAATTAGTCGCACTTACTGGTGATTATAAAAAAGCATTGATGCTTAACCAGTTTATTTATTGGAGTGAAAGAGTAAAAGATTTTGATAAATTCATGGAAGAAGAAAAGGAAAGATATATAAGGCATGGCAAATCTGAAATAGCTGACGGAATATTACTAGCAAATGGATGGATATTTAAAAAAGCAGAGGAATTATCAGACGAAATAATGATAGATTACAAAATAAAAGCAATGAGAGAGCATCTTAAATTCTTAGTAGAAAAGGGATGGCTAGACGAAAGAACTAATCCAAATTTCAATTGGGATAAGACAAAACAATATAGAGTTAATTTAATCAAAATACAACAAGATTTATTGAAAATAGGCTACTGTTTAGAAGGATATTCTTTAGATATTAACTTCATAAAGGCTGAAAATACACCATTAGTTGAAAATGTACAATCGAATGAGTACAAAAAGGAAGTTCGAACTTTCCAAAAAGGTAATGGAATAGACTTAAAAGAAACAGCAATACCAAAGACTACTACAGAGATTACTAAAAATATATATACAAAAGATTTTGAAACATGGTATGGCTTATACCCAAATAAGTTTAATAAAGAACAAACCTTCAAAAATTGGAATTCTATTTTAAAAGAAGATTGCAAAGAAAATATTGCAAAAGCTACTGTAGAATATTTAAAACAAATTAAAGAACATAAGACAGAATTAAAATATATAATTAGGTCAACAAATTTCATAGGACAAAAGAAACAGTATAAGGGATATTTAAACGAAACAGTTAAACCAATCAAACCACCATTTGGAATAGTGGAGGTAACTATATAATGAATAATGATATAGAGGATATTAAAAGAAAGTACGGTCAACAAGCTGAAACAATAATAGCTAGTGGGTTGAACTTAATTAGTAAAAATAAAAAATATCATTGTCCTAATACATTCGGTCATAATCATGGAGATAAAAACCCTAGTATGAGTTGGGATCCAAACGCTTTACAATTTCATTGTTTTGGATGTAATAGCAATTTAGATTTATACGGATATTACAAAGAGCATCTAAACTATACACACCAAGAAATAATAAGGGAATTGCTAGACAAAACGGATTATAAAAAAACCTCTATGCAAATAAGCAGAGATACATTCACAGAAGAAACTAAGAAGATTACACCTATAACTGATGATTGTATTGCTTATATAAATAAAAGAGGTATAAACGCAACTACTATAAAGGAATTTGGATTAGGCTCTTATAGGAATGAAATAGCGTTTCCCTATGTTAAACATGAAAGTGTAATAGGATATAAACTTAGAAAACCTATAAAAAATCCACCTAAGCCTAAAATGACAAGTATAACTGGTTCAAAGCCTTATCTCTTTAATTCACAGAATGTTGCAATAGGTTCAGAACTTATTATATGTGAGGGTGAATTTGATTGCATGATAATTAGTCAATGTGGCTTCAAGAACGTAGTTAGTGTAGGAGCAGGAGCCAACAGTATATCAGCACTTTTAGAACAAGCTAAAGACTTCCTAAGTAAATTTGAAATATTGATTATTGTTTCAGATAATGACGATTCGGGAACCAATATGGATAAATTATTTATAGATACTTTTGGAGATAAAGCCAAGTTAATTGATAAAAAACTCTATGTACACAATGATGTTAATGAGGAATATATCTTCTTTAAAGAAAAAAAGATAATTCAAATAATCGAAAGTGCTAGATTTAAAATAGAAGGTAGACGAGATTTAGATAAGACACCATACAAAGGATTATCAAGTAAAACTGGTAAGTATGTGCCTACTGGAATAACCACAGTAGATAACGCTATAAATGATTTAGCACCTGGATGCGTAACTTTAATAACTGGTAGAAGTAACGGAGGTAAAACAACCTTTACTAAACAAATAATGGCTAATGCTATTGATAAAAACAATAAAGTTTATTTAATTAGTGGCGAAGGTGACCAAGAAATGTTAATAAACGAGTTATACCAATGTGTAATAGG